CCAGGAAGAACGTGACGCTCCCCACACCTTCTACGTTGGCGGAGATATTGCTATCTCCACCGATAAGCGAGCAGATTCGACCGCCTTCACTATCGGTGGTGTCGATCCCACCGGGTACCTGGATATTTTCGAGTGCCGGTGCGGTCGTTGGGACGGTCACCAGATCATCGAGGAAATGTTTGAAATAGAAGAGCAGTATCATCCCGATCGGTGGTTCGTCGAGACCGGCGGCATCTGGAAGGGCTTGCTGCCGGCGCTGGAAATGGAGCAGCGCAAGCGCGGGATTTTCCTGAACATCAAAGCGATGACCCCGATCAAGGCCAAGACCGCGCGGGCGAAATCGTTGCAGTCGCGGATGCGGGCCAAGGCGGTGCGGTGGGACAAGGAGACGGCGTGGTTCCAGCCGATGCTATCCGAAATGCTCCAGTTCCGCGGCGAGGACGAGGCCAACGACCGCACCGACAGTGCGGCGTGGCTGGCACTCGGCCTGTCCGACATGGTGCAGCCGATGTCGATCGACGAGGCGGAAGAGGACGAAGTGGAGCGCGAAGAGGATTACGCGCTGCAAATGGGTGGCCGTGGCAATAACGTTTCGGTACCGGGATGGTGACCATGGACTTCTCTGTCAAGCTGGCCCGCGAATTGATCCTGCGCTCGAACAATCTGGCGAGCGACCTGCCCAAGCAGGACGCCGACCAGATTTTTGCCGACTGCATGGACGGCTACCGGCGCGATGTGGCCAGCCGCAAGCAGTGGGAGGACCGCTACGCCAACGCGATGAATCTGGCGATGCAGGTGGCGGAAAAGAAAACCTTTCCCTGGCCCGACTGCGCCAACGTCAAGTTCCCGCTGATCACGGTGGCCGCGCTCCAGTATCAGGCCAAGGCGTACCCGGCCCTGGTCGACGGCCGCACCGTGTATCAGGGCCACATCGAGGGCCGCGACGATGACGGCAAGGCGACCGAGATTGCCGAGCGGGTCGGCTCGCATATGTCCTGGCAGTGTCTGGTCCAGGATCAATCCTGGGAAGAGGAAACCGACAAGCTGCTCTTGGTGCAAGCGATCTGCGGCTGCGCGTTTCGCAAGACGTGGTTCGACCCGATCGCGCAGCGGCTGTGCTCGAAGCTGGTGATGCCGGCCGATCTGGTCGCCAATTACTATACGCGGGGGTTGGACACCAGCCCTCGCTACACCCACCGCTTTTTCTTTTCCCGCAACGACATCCGGCAGCGCGTATTGTCCGGCCTCTACACCGATCAGGCCATCACCGACGCCAGCATCGGCGAGAACAGCCAGGACGAGACCACCGAGGCGCAGGACCAGCGGCAAGGGGTGACGCAACCGGAGCAGGAGAAGATCACCCCGTACCTGATCGGCGAGCAATACTGCTGGTACGACCTCGACGGCGACGGCTTCGACGAACCGTACACGGTTACGCTGGACTTGAACACCGGGCAGGGCTGGCGGATCGCCGCGCGCTTTCTGCCGAGCGGGGTGCGCATGAAGGACGGCCGGGTCACCGCGATCGAGCCGGTGCGCTTTTTTGTCAAGTATCCGTTCATCCCCGCGCCGGACAACGGCTTCTACGATCTGGGCCTGGGCGCGCTGGTCGGGCCGATCAACGACAGCGTCAACGGCGCGATCAACCAGTTGTTCGACGCCGGCACCATGGCCACTCTCGGCGGCGGCTTTGTCGGCCGCGGGTTTAAACAGCGCGGCGGGCCGTTCACCTTCCGGCCGCATATGTGGCAGCCGACCGACGCGCCGGGGGACGACCTCCGGAAGAACGTGCTGCCGCTACCGGTCAAGGAGCCGTCCAACGTCCTGTTCCAACTGGTCGGCTTCCTGGTCCAGTACGCCGAGCGGATTGTCAGCGCGACGGAAATCCAGGTCGGCGAGTCGCCCGGCCAGAACATGAAGGCCGGCACGGCGGAAATCCTCAATCAGAACGGCAGCCGCGTCTACACCGCGATCTACAAGCGGACGTGGCGCAGCATCCGCGACGACGGCCTGATCCGCTACATGAACAATCGCCTGTTCATCGAGGCCGATGTCGACTTCTCCGACCTGACCACCGGGACCGGCATCACCGTCAAGCCGGGCGATTACAACCTGTCCAAGGTCGTGATCACGCCCGCGGCGGACCCGCATATCGTGTCCGACACCGAGCGGCGCGATCAGGCGCTGATGATCATGAAGAACGCCTTTACCCTGCCCGGCCACAACCGGTACAAGGCGATGTTGCGGGTCTACAAGTCGATGAAGGTGCCCAATATCGGCGAAATCCTGGAGCCGCCGATGCAGCAGGGCAAGAACGGCCAGCCCGAGCCGGCCAAGGACTATCCGCAGCCGCCCAACCCGAAGATGATGGACGTGCAGATCAAGGCCGCGGCGCAGAAGCTGCGCGAGACCGAGTTTCATGTGGAGCAAGGCGAGAAAAAGATCAGGATTCAAGCCTTTGTGCAAAAGAATCAGGCCGAAATCACCAAGCTGTACGCGCAGAGCGAAAAGCTGGTGGCCGAGGCCAAAGGGGTCGAGACCGGGCACATGATCGAGTTGATCAACGCCCGGATCAGCGCCTTGAAGGGCAGCAACGACCAGATGTTGCAGTTGATCGACATGGTCGGCCGTTATATGCCGATTCCGGGCGACCCGAGTGAGGAAGGCGGTGAGGGGCGTGGGCCGGTGCCGCCGGCCGGGCCGGGCCAGACTTCCGCCCCCGGCGGCCAGCCGCAATTGCCGGCCCCGAGCGGTAACGGCGCGGCGATGCCGCAATGACGCCCCCGGCGATGCAGGGTCCGGATTGGGAAGCGTGGCTGGCCCACCCGCAGACCCAGAAGTTCGTGCAAATGCTCAAGGATTCGGCCTATGACACCACAGTCGGTTGGGGTCAGGGCCATTACACGTCGGACAATCCGCACGTTGCGATCGTCAACGACGCCGAAGCGCGCGGTGCGGCCCAGGCGTATATGCGCCTGATCGAGAGCATCGAGGATATTCAACCAGCCAGGAGCAACGGTGATGGGGCAGTTCGAGGAAGCGGCAGCGAAGATGGAAGCGATGACGAGGGACCGGACGACGGTGCTGAATACAGTCCGTTCCGTCGCCAATGACTCCGGCCTGGAGCCGATCGGCGACCTGATCCTGGTCGCCCTGCTCACGCTGGAAAAGAAAACCTCCGGCGGGATCATCGTGGTCGACGAGACCGCGCGCAAGGAGGCGTTGTCGATCCAGACCGCGCAGGTGGTTGCCTTCGGCAATACCGCACAGCTACATCCGCGGGCGCGCTGTTTAAACGAAGGCGATCTGGTGGTGTTCGCCAAGTATGCGGGGTCCCTGCAAACGGGCGACGACGGCAAAGAGTACCGGCTGATCCGGCCCGAGGACTTGCTGGCCAAGCGCGATCGCGCCCCGGTGAACCGACCGACCGCGGTCATGAGCAGCAGCCATGTTTTTGACATCAAAGAGTAAAGGGTGTAACTATGCCGCCCATGAGTGAGCACCAACCTACCGACCAGATGCCCGACGATCCGAGCCGGCCGCCGAACTTCGACGCCGACCTCGAACCGGGTGATCTGCCAGGAGAGGGTGGGCAGCACGCGGACAGCGGCCTCGACGGCGGCGGCGGTGACGAACCGGTTGTGCAGTCCCGGCCGGACACCGCCGCGATCGAGGCGGAAGCGCGCGACATGGGCTGGATTCCGCGGGCCGCTTTCCGCGGCGACAAGGCGCGTTGGGTTGATGCCGGCACCTATGTCCGCCGGGCCAAGGAAGTCCTGCCGATCATCAAGAGCCGGGAGGAAAAGACCCGAGCCGAGAACGAGGACTTAAAGCGCCAACTGGCCGAGTTGCGCGAGGGGCAAAAGGAGTACCAGGAGGACAAGCAGCGCCGGGCCGACGCGCAGCGCAAGTTCGAGTTGGCCAACCTGAAGAACCAGCGCAAGACCGCGCTGGAAAATCAGGACATGGACGCGGTCAATGACATCGACATCAAGCTGATCGAACTCAATGCCAAGCCGGCTCCGAACACGCCGACCACGCCGGCCAGGGCAGAAACCCCCGACCCCAAGACGCAAGCGCAATGGAACGCCAACGTGCAAAAGTACCCGTTCCTCGCCGACAAAAGGGCGGAAGAGGATTGGCACGCCGAGGGCATCGCCTTGCGCATGGCCGGAAATCGGGATGTCGGCGAAGCCTTCATTGCCCGCGTCAACGACCGGATGCGCCGCCTGTATCCCGAACACTTCACGACAAGACGGCACGCGATGGTCGAGGGTGGCGGTTCGCCTTCTGGTGGCAACGGCGCTGGCGGTTCGCATACCTTCGCGGACCTTTTGCCTGAATACCAGCGCGAATTCGCCAAGAACGGCAAGAAGATCGGTATGAGCCGAGCCGAATTCCTGGCCGAGTGCGGCCCCGAGTGTTTCGGAGACTAAGCGTGGCCAAAGACATCAAGGTCAATACCGGCGACAAGCCGAGCGAGCCGATCCCGCGCTTCACCCAGACCGACAAGGATGCTGCCGCGGCCACTGCCGGCTATGCCTCGATCGACGATGTGCCGATCCAGCCCGAGCCAGCCGCTGCGGGTCCGGTCGAGGAATTGAAGGAAGTCGCTGCCGAGCAGGCGTACCCGAACACGTCGCTGGACGAGCGTAAGCCCATCCCGCGCAATATGCTGGACGGGTTCACCACCAAGATGGAAATCGCCTTCCGCGACCCGGAGAGTTTTTTTCTGAATTGGCATCCGCACTGGTTCAACGAGGACGGCCCGCGCCTGTCGATGGCGCAGTCGTCCGGATTCATCTTTGTCGACCGCGATGAAATCGTCGGCGACCTGTACGAAGCCAGCGACAGTAACAACGATCCTGGGCTGCGCGTGCGCAAGTATGTCGGCAGCAACGTGCGCGGCCATCCGATGTATGCGTACCTCATGAAAAAGCCGATGCACATCCACCAAGCGCACCAAGCGGAATACGCCGCCCGCGTGCAGCTTATCGCCGATGCGCTCGGAGCCGGTGACGCCAACCGTCAATCCGGCGACGGCCGCTACACGGCCGAATCAGCACCAACCCAATCAGCCCTGCCCAAAATCAGATACGACGTGCAAACCCTGCGACCCTCTACTCGATAGGAGCGACCCCACATGGTCAATCGGCCATTCGGACTCGCTGTGGTGAGGACTCGGAGCGGAAACCAGTTCAACCAGCAGGTGTCGCGGTACTTTGTACCGTCAACTGATGGCTCGGCGTACTACATTGGCGACCCGGTGAAATCGGTGGCCAATGCGGACGCGAACGGGGTTCCTGCCTTGCAGAAAAGCAACGGCACCGACATCATCCGCGGCGTGTTTATCGGGCAGGAAAACCCGGCGACGAACCGACCGTCGATCCAGGGCACCTTGCTCAACAACGTGCAGACCAGCATCCCGGCGGCAAAGGCGGGTGTGAATTACTACATCCTCGTTGTCGACGATCCCGATGTTGTGTTCTGCGTCCAGGACGATGGCATCACGACGGCGAATCTGGTCGCAGCAAGCGCGAACAAGAACGCCAACCTGACCATCGCCGCGCCGTCCCTTGCGCAACAGTTTTCGGGCACGGTTATCCTTTCGTCGTCAATCGCTGTCACCGCTACCTTCCTCGTCAAGCTGTTTGGTCTGCTCCAGCAACCCGGAAACACCTTTGGTGCTTTCGCGGTCTGGCTCTGCACGATCAATGCGCATGAGTGGAACGGTCAGTCGGCCGGCGTATAGGAGACCACCATGCCTATCGGCGGCGTCATCACCACCGGTTCTTCACTCAAATTCCTGTGGCCGGGACTCAAGGGCATCTGGGGTCGGCAGTACAAGGAGTGGAAACCGCAATACACCGATCTGTTCAACAAGGTCGACAGCGACAAAAACTACGAAGAGTATGTTTCGGTCACTGGCTTCGGCCTGGGCTTAGTGAAATCCCAGGGCGGATCGGTCCAGTACGACAGCGAATCGCAAGGCTGGATCGCTCGCGGCACCAACATCACCTATGGTCTGGGCTACATCGTGACCATGGAAGAGCAGGCGGACAATCTGTACGCTGCGGTCGCCAAGCGGCGCACTGCCATGCTCGGGTGGTCGATGCGGCAAGCGAAAGAGCAGAACGGCGCGCTGGTCTACAACCGTGCCTTTACCGCCGGCTTCGTCGGCGCGGACGGTGTCACCCTGGCCTCGACGGCGCACCCGAATATCTCGGGTGGGTCCTTCGCCAACACGCCGGCAGTCTCGGCCGACTTGTCGGAGGCGTCCCTGGAAGATGCGATGATCAACATCTTCGGCTTCCAGAACGATCGCGGCCTGTTCTGTCAGGTGATCCCGAAGTGCCTGATCGTGCCACGGCAGGAATGGTTCAACGCGAACCGTATCCTGAAATCGGTCTATCAAGCGGGTACTGCCAACAACGACCTCAACATCCTGCGTGCCACCAATGCTCTGCCGGACGGCATCAAGATGAACGTGTACCTGACCGCGCCTCATGCGTGGTTCGTGCGCAATGATGTCGACGGCGGCGGCACCGGCATGATCTTCCAGGAGCGCACCGCAATCCAGTTCGAGCAGGACAACGACTTCGACACGCGCAATTTCAAGGCGATGGCGTGGGAGCGGTACTGCTTCCTCTGGGACGACCCGCGGGCGCTCTGGGCAGTCAACGGGCCATAGCACTCTGCCACCCGCGCCGGCCTCCCCGGTGCGGACCTGTCCGGGGCCGAATCTGCCACTCGGCTCCGGATTTTTTGGAGGCATGATGAACAAGCAACGTCGCGCCGGCACCGGCAAAGGAAAGAAGCAGCCGAAGCCGAAAAAGATCAAGAAGCCGAAGTAGCTTTCGGCTTTCTCCGTAGAGCGCGGGTTCGCCCGCGCCATTTTGGCGCTCGATAGGAGAACGACATGGGTTTCCCCACCGGTTCACCCCCGCAGCGGTCGCCCGCAGGTATTGCAACGTCGCCGCAAGGCTACCTGTTCGGCGACTATCCCGGACCGTCACCGTTCCGGATTCACGAAGTCTTTTCCGACTTCGACAATTTCCAGGCGGCCGATTGGGTGCAGACGCTGTCGGCCGGCGGCGCGATCGCGCTCACACCGGGCAATGGCGGTCAACTGCTGCTGACCACCGCGGCGACCGGTGCCGACACCGCGGCGCTGCAAACGCTGGTGGCGGACTTCAACGTCATCGCGGGCGCGCGGCTGTGGTACGCGCTCAATATGCAGACCAATGACGCCAGCGCCGACATCCTCTACGCCGGCTTCGCCAACACCTTTGCCGGCTTCGCGCCGACATCCGGCCTGTATTTCGAGAAGGCGTCCGGTGCGGCCCAACTGAATTTCGTGATCAACAACGGCGGCGTCAAGACCGTGCTGCCGGTCGGTCTGATTTCGGCCAACGACCCGCGCACGTTCGGCTTCTACTTGGACGGCAAGCCGACGCCGAACCTGTATGTGTTCTCCACGCTCGGGCTGGCCACGCCGCTGGCGCAAGCGCAGCCGTACTATCCGGGCGGCGCGGGGATCGCGGTCTCGGCCAGCGCCGATGGTGCCAACCCGAATTCGCTGGTCAACCTGCCGGTGCCGGCAACGAATCTGGTCGCGGGCTTCGGCATCAAGGCGGCGGCGGCGGCAGCCAAGACGATGACGGTCGATTACTTCTACGCGGGCAACGAAATCCTCCGGTTCTAGGAGCGGGCGTGCCCAACTCGCTCCACGCCGAGGTCACCCACGACGGGCCGCGCAATGCGGTGTTCAACATCATCGGGGTGCTGGATGATGGTGATCTGCCGCCGACCGTCGTGGTCGACATCGAGCGGTTGTATGTCGAGCCGAATTACAAGATCACTCGCTTGCGGCTGGACACGTCCGAGTATTTCATCGAGGCGGGCCTGACCGTCGAATTCCTCTGGGAAGCCGACCCGCCGATGCACGTCATGAGTATGTCCGGCAAGGGTCAGTCCAACTTCGAGCGGGCCGGTGGCCGGCAGAACACCACACCCGGTTTCACCGGCAACCTGATGCTCTGCACAAAGGGCTGGTTCGGCGAGCGCAAATCGTTCTCGATCGCCCTTGAATTGGTCAAGCAGTTCACCTAAAGGACCGACCATGCGGGCCAATACCTTCATCATCAACTCCGGGTCGGTAGTCGTCTTTCCGGTCGACTATCTGAATCCGACCTTGAGCCTCCAGATCGTGCCTTCCGGCGGCTGTAGCGTGCTGGCGGAAATGACCTTGAACGACCCGAACAATACCGACCGGGTGGTGACGACCACATGGTTCCCGATGGCCGCGCCGTTCAATGCGGCGATTTCGGCGGCCGGCGGCGCGATCGGCAATGTTCCGTTGTTCCCGCTGCGCGCGTTGCGCTTCACCGCCAGCGGCGGCGGATCGGCCCAGGTCACGGTGCTGCAAGGCTCGGGTCTTGGTAATGCCTGATGGGTCGCGCCGATTACTACAAGCGCGACTCCTGGAATGTTCGGTGCGAGTGTTGCGGCACCAAGTACAAGGCCGAGGAATTGCGCACCGGCTGGCTCAACGGCCCGGCCAAGCTGTGCCGGAAATGCTGGCAGGGGCGCAATGTTCAGGAATTCGTGCGCGGGGTACCGGACAATCAATCGGTGCCGTGGTCGCGTCCGGACCCGCCACCCGTTTTTGTCAAGGTGTTTGAAGAGCCGGGGATTCGCGTGCTCGGCGCTTCGATCCTCGACCGGCTGACGATGGGATGACATGGCCAACCTTATCTTCGCGGACTATGCGGCAACACAGTTAGCCGCCAACGTCGCTGCCAGCGGCGCGCAGACGACCATCATCGTCGTCTCGTCCGCGGGATTTCCCAACCCGGTCAACCCGCAATACTTCTACGCCACCCTGGCCGACTCCGGCAGTGCCGGACAACAGCGGCGCGAAGTGGTCAAGGTCATTGCGATCGCGGGCAGTAGCTGGACTGTGGTGCGCGGGCAAGGCGGGACCAGTCCGACCCAATTCTCGCCCGGAGACTTCGTCGAACTGCGCTGGTGCAAAGCCTACGCCGACGATCTTGCGGCGATCGTCTCGGGCGGTGCGCCGACTACGTCGGCCTACGTCCTGGCCGCACCCGATGCCGGCCTGCCCAACCGGCGCATCCTGACCGGCAGCGGTCGGGTCTCGGTGGTCGATGGCGGCGCGACCAATCCGATCACGCTCGATCTGGTGGCGAGCGGCACCGACAATACCAAGCTGTCGCTGATGCCGGCGAACACGATCAAGGGCAACAACACCGCGGCACCCGCCAACCCGATCGACCTGACACCGGCCCAGGCCGCGATCCTGATCGGCGCGATTTCCGGCAACGGCGTTATCTCGATCAGCGCCGGACTGATTTCAGCGCGGCCCGCGCCGGGCGTGAATGGACGGGTGTGGCTTGCTACCGACGACGGCACCATTTCGCGCGACAACGGCGCGTCCTGGTTCGTGCTGGAGCCGGCGCTGACCGGCGACGTGACCAGCACGGCAGGATTGTCGGCGACCACGATCGCTGCGCACGCCGTCACCAACGCCAAGCTGGCGCAAGTGCCGGGTGCGACGTTCAAGGGCAACCCCCTTGGCTCGACAGCGGACGCGCAGGACATGGCAGGAGCGGTCGCGGTCAATTTATTGCCGGTGTTCGGCCCATCCGGTGCGCCGAGCAAAGGCATCGTGCCCGCGCCGGGTGCGGTGGCTGGTCAGCGGATGTTTTTGCGCGAGGATCAATCCTGGGCAGTGCCCTACGGCGCGTTCTACAGCGTCAAGGATTATGGCGCGCTCGGCAACGGTTCGGCAGATGATACCGCCGCGATCAATGCTGCCTTCGCCGCGATGCCGACTGCGGGCGGCGTGCTGTATTTCCCGGCAGGAACGTACAAGGTCACCGCCGCGCTGACGCCGTGGTCGAAGGTGATGACCGTGATGGGCGATGGTTGGAACGCATCGAACATCGCCACCAATTCCAGCGTACTCGATGTCGTCACCGTTACCAACAGCGTACATATCACCAATCTGCGCTTTGCGCCGTCGGTGGCGCGCACGGCGGGCAACGAAATCAAGATCACGACCGGCCAACAGGTCGCTATCGACAACTGCATCTTTGCCGGGGCGTTTTGCGACATCGACATGGAGGGCACGGTCGGTCAGGTCTGGATCGACACCTGCATTTTCCTGTATGAAACGCCAGCGACCGGCATCGGCGTCCTGGTCAACACCAACGGATCGTCGATTGTCATCGAGAATTGCCTGTTTGACGCGCCGGTCGGTGCGCAGCCCAAGGCGGGCGTCCAGATCAATCAGTGCGGTGATGTGACGCTCCATGCGCTCCAGATCATCCATCACGGCCAGAATTTGTTGATCACGCCGACGACCGGGCAGTTCGCTACCGCCGTCTATGTGACCAACTGTATGTTCGACACCGGCACGACTGGCGTGACGATTCAGCCGACCGGATCGGGGCAGGTGTATCGCTGCAATTTTATCGGTTGCTGGTTTGCCAGCAGCGCGGCACAGGGTATCCGTATTATCGGCGGCGGCGCGACGACAGTGAATGGCATCGACTTCATCGACTGCCAGTGCATCGTCAACGGCTCGCATGGCGTTCAAGTCGATGCGGGCGCGCTCAACATCCGTTTCATCGGCGGGCAATTCGCGCAGAATACCGGCGACGGCTTGCAATTCAACACCACCGACTTCGCCGTGATCGGTGTGCGCTCGGGCAATACGATGGCCGCTGGTGGCAACACTGGCTATGGTGTCAACGTCAATCAGACGACGTGCGATCGGTTCGTTGTTACCGCCAATGACTTGAACGGCAATTCGATCAGTGGGTTGAACAATGTCAGCACGCAGTTGAATTGGATCACCGGGCAGAATCTCGGTGATACCGGCAAGCCGTTCTTCCGGGGCAATTCGCTGGTGTCGGACACTAGCAACGCAACCGACGCGCTGCGTTTCTTGATTACCAGTTCGGTGGTTAACGGCTCGGGATCGTTCGGGGTTGCGCCGAACGGCACTAGCTTGTTGGCCAGTATGCGGCTCTACGGCGGATCGAATCTGAATTTGCCGATGCCAGTGCTGGAATTGCGCACCGACGCCGGAGCCGGTCTGCACACTATTCGCAGCAACGTCATCAATGGTGGCACGTTGTTGCCGATTGCTGTTTTCTTCGCTGGTCTTGGCGCGGCAACGCAGTGGGATCAAGCGGGCAATATGGCGCACAAGTTTGCCATTGCCGACCAGGGTTACTCGCTTCAGGTTCCGGCCAGCGGCTTCGCGCTCACTATCCCGAACGGTTGCTCTAGCCTGCTGCTCAATCCTGCGGGTGTGCTGGCGACCGGCACGATCACGATGCCCGCCGCGCCGGTTGACGGCCAGATCGTGCGGATCGCCACGACGCAAACGGTGACGGCACTGACGCTCAACGCCAACGCGGGTCAGACCATCAGCGGCAACGTGACCACCTTGAGCGCGACGGCCCCGGCGTCGTATATGTATGTGCTGTCGTTGGCCAAGTGGCTCAAGATCGGTAGCTGATGAAGTTTGATGCGCAACCCCCGCACGCCAATGACACTTTTGATAGCGTCGTCGGGTGGGAATGGGCTTCACGTATTACGCAAGCGGTGCGTGATTTCCAGGCCACAACAATATCGTTAACTGAGATTGTCAATCCGCCGATAATCAGTTTCAGTGACGACGTGCCGCTGCTCATGTCGAACACGACCTTGGCATCGCTG